ACGAGACACACGAGACACACGAGACACACTGGCTAAAAAAGTTGATAAAGATAACGCCGTAAATTCAAGTCCATGCAACTCAATCCAGGGCAGACTGCGGCCTATAACGACATTCTACAGGGTAAATCCATCTTCCTCACCGGCCCAGGAGGAACCGGCAAGTCTTTCTTAATCAAGGAGATCTTTGATACACTCTTCGAGAAAACTGGACGTCTCCCTTCACTCACCGCCATGACCGGCTGTGCCGCACTTCTCCTTCACTCGAAAGCAAAGACACTCCACAGCTGGTCAGGTGTAGGTCTCGGCACTGATGTTGTCCCCCTCCTCATCAGCAAAATCAAAAAGTCCCGCCGTGCTGCTCTTCGTTGGCTCAAGACCGATACTCTGGTTATCGACGAAGTAAGTATGATGACGCCAGAGCTATTTGAGAAGCTCGAGGAGATTGCTCGCACCATTCGCCGCAATCAACTGCCTTTCGGCGGTCTCCAGCTCATCATGGTCGGTGATTTCTATCAGCTTCCACCTGTCAGTCGAGATCAAGACACAAAGTTCGTCTTTGAGTCGCCACTGTGGGCAAAGCTCGGGCTAATTACGCACGACCTGACCCAGATTGTGCGACAGAAAGACGAGGGATTTCAAACTATTCTCAATCAGGCACGTTGTGGCCAGCTGACGAAGGAGAGTCTCAAAATCCTCAAACGCCGTATGAATCTCGATTATAAGTCACTCGAGATTCAGCCGTCTATGTTATTCACCCGCCGTGCTGAAGTCGACACTATCAATATGAATCACCTGAGGAAGCTAGGTGATCGAAAGACCTACACCGCAACCACCACATTCAACCCTTTGGCACAAACCCAGGGACTTACCAAGGAATCACCAGAGGTCATTCAGGCAGTCCAAGGACTCGATAAGGTGGCTGCGTATTCTGTGGAACTCACTCTGGCCGTAGGTGCTCAGGTGATGCTTCTCACAAATATGAATCCTGGAGCTGGTCTAGTGAATGGAAGCCGTGGCGTAGTAGTGGGATTTGAACGACCTCCAACCAAGGATAATGGCCCACAGGGCACACTAAGCACACAAGGCACACTAAGCACACTCACAACCCCTTTAACACAAGTCACAGATATCCTCTTCCCAGTTGTTCGTTTCAAGTCTGGTCTACAGATTATTCAGCACCACGACTGGGATACAGAAATGCCAGGCATCAAGAGACAGCAAATTCCTCTCAAGCTAGCTTATGCGATCACTATCCACAAGGCTCAGGGAGCCACTCTGGATTGTGCCTTGATTGACGTCGGAGGTCGCACATTTGAATATGGACAGGCTTATACGGCACTGTCTCGTGTGAAAGATATTGAGAGTCTCTTCATTCACGATATCTCCCTCGATGCCTTCAGAGCACATCCGAAGGTTGTTGAGTTCTACGCGACTGCCACTGCCACTGCCACTGCCACTACTCACCAGCGGTTGTGAGCCTTCGGCTCACTCATATTTAATCAAATACTCATTATCAATATCATCAATCTCCTCTTCAACGGCTTGGTTTATATCACTACGTATCTGACTTCTTAGTGTAAGTCCGATCTCCTGCCCATCATCCGCCCCTGTTCCCACGTCGCTTGCCAAGGATGCCCTCAAGGGCGTAGGCTGAGTAAGTGGCGTATCGTGCGGCCGTATTCTATTTTGAATTCCCTTATACACAGCCATGGGATCGAAATATGACTGATCACCCTGTGCCATGCTAGCATCAGGAAGACCAGGGAGATTTTTCATTACTTGTGAAAGATAAGATGAAGAAGGGCTTGGAGATGAATACTGTGAACTAAGCTTTGTCCCACTAGCATCTGTAGACGTTGTCACAGCATTTAAACTCTGAGCAACCTTCTCACATGCAATCAATGTCTTCATACATATTTTTTCATCTCTTTCTGATGCCATACAGCCTTTGTAGTTATTATGACAGGTTGATTCTGCGGCATTTTCCAGGACTGTAAATCCTTCGAATCCTTTAATATCTCCCTCTGACATATCAAATCCTGCAATGTTAGTGCCTGAAATATCTGTTCCAGATGCGTCATTAATACCAGAGGTTGTGTAATTCAGGTAATAAATCCCTATAGCACAAACTACAATCAAAACAAGCCCCGCCAACCAAGCTTCCATACTAATTAACCTAGCCAAAAAAGTTGTTTAACAAACCTCCACTTTCAAAACTCCCACCAATGTCTGTTGTTTTCTCAGCCAATACTACAATGGAAGCCCCAGACTCTACACCGGTCGATACACACTCAAAGAGACGTTCACAGTCAAAGGGCCGTAAGACACCTGGATCTAGTCCTCCCCTCAAACCAAAGTCCCGATCGGCCAGTATTGGCGAGGCCCTCCCCGCCCTTGATCTCGAGCCCGCTGTTAGTATTCCAGTCATAGTCCCACCAACTTCTACATCACCAGGCCCAGAAGAGCAGGATAAGCAGGTGACCATCCAACTCCCCGAGCCACTTCTTGACCCCTCTAGCGACCGCTTCGTGCTCTTTCCTATCAAGCATCCTGATATCTGGGCCAAGTATAAGCAGCAATCAGCAGTCACTTGGTTCGCCGAGGAGGTCGATCTCAGCAAGGACATGGCCCACTGGGAGAAGCTTTCGGACGGCGAGCGTCACTTTATCAAGCATGTCCTAGCCTTCTTTGCGGGGAGCGACGGAATCGTCATGGAGAATCTGGCCGTGCGTTTCATGCGGGAGGTTCAGTGGCCTGAGGCGAAGCTCTTCTACAGCGTCCAGAACTTCATCGAAGGTGTTCACAGTGAAATGTATAGTCTTCTCATCGAGACCTATATCGCCGATCAGGAGGAGAAGACAAATCTCTTCAAGGCGATCAAGACGATCCCCTGTGTTCAGAAGAAGGCTGATTGGGCTCTCGCGTGGATCGATAACAAGGATGCCACCTTCGCTACTCGTCTTGTAGGCTTTGCAGCGGTTGAGGGCATCTTCTTTAGTGGTGCCTTCTGTGCCATCTTCTGGCTCAAGCAGCGGGGCCTCATGCCTGGCTTGACTCTATCAAATGAGTTCATTGCGAGAGACGAGGGGCTTCACACGGAGTTCGCTTGCTTGCTTTATACGAAGTTGGCGAACAAGTTGAGTAAGAAGGAGGTTCACAAGATTATCCGCGAGGCCGTTAAGATTGAGAAGCAGTTTATTACGAAGTCTCTGCCGTGCGAGCTCATTGGCATGAATGCTAAGATGATGTGCCAGTATATCGAGTTCGTGGCCGATCGCCTCCTTATCCAGCTGGGCTACCCCAAGGCCTACTCGGCGGCCAATCCCTTTAGCTTCATGGAGGCGATTAGCTTGGAGAATAAGGATAATTTCTTTGAGAAGAAGGTCAGCACGTATGGCAAGGCTAGTGTTGGCAAGGATAAGGCTGAGATGAGCTTCAAGATGGATGCGGACTTTTAGCAAAAGTCCCCAAAACCAACTCTTAGAATTTACTAACACTTTTGAAAAATTGAATTTTGCCAAGGGCTATATTTTTAGTCCCTGACACAATGAATTCATATGACATTCCAATGGACTCTTCCGTTGGCGATGTGTTATATTACTTTCAAGAAAAATGCGAGACAGCACTTGACGCTGCTGTTCATGATATCTTTGAACGGGCGATAGATAATCTTTATCAAGAGTGTGAACACGTTACTCTAAAAAAAATTATCAACCTTCTGACAAAGTATAAGAAGCTTGATGAAAAGGAGGGAAATAATATTATCTATACGACTGCAATTGACGAAATTAATAAGTGTATTTGCGAAATCAAATCTCGCAAATAATATTTGTAAAAATTGAAAAAACATACAATTCCATTTTTAGTCTAACAATGGAATTGTATATCGTCGTCGAGAATGGAGAAGCATATCCTGATGCTTACAAAACATATGCGGCGGCGGTAGCTGCTGTAAAGGAAAAGCACAGAGAACATATAGAAGATCACATCAAACAGTGTAGTCTAGAAGATATTGAGTCTATACTCGCAGATATCAATGTGCCTGAAGGCGTCAAGAATACACATCTTTATATTGAAAAGGGTATTAATATTATTATTCATAAGTTCTTGGTATAAAATAGAAAATAAAACTAAGTTTTGGGCACTTTTGTTAAAAGTGCGTTTTGGGCAGCTCTAAAGTGCAATCCATAAGTTCTTGGTATAAAAAATTGATATAACCGCCCCATATAATAATAAGTCCCCAACAGAAAATGCAGCCTGATGTCATCGGCCACTTTATCACAAACCACGTAGCATTCTTCAGGCCAATTAAGCGGACCTATGTTATCCTACGCTGGCATCCAGCTGTGAGAAAGTGGGTAAAGTGCACCGATACATTCAACAATCTTAGCCTACATCGATCTTTAACCACAGATAATGGAGCAGTTCGTATCGATATAGCCACACGCCCAAATGGAACTGCTCATCTTATTGATGTTCGTTCAAGAGGCTATTATTTACGGTCAGAAAATACTCGTATAACTCTTCTAGAAAAGACTGGAGCCTTACCAGCATCCTTTAACATAGATTATACTCTTGCCGATCCTACAGCGGCTGCCGGCCTGACCGAAGAAGACCTTTGGGTCGTGGGTCCACCTCCTCTTGCCTTACCACAAGTTCCGCTACCTACCACCAGATTTGTGCAACTGAAGCCAATTCCCAAGCGGATTGCTTGGTTAGTCGCCGAGGAAGCATCAAAGGCGAATGAACAATGTCCTATCTTGGCAGAGGCTATTTCACCTATTACAGCGGCCGTCACGACTTGCTTTCATGTCTTCGATAATGATGCGATCAATGAGTGGTTCACAAGAAATCCCATCAATACAAAGTGTCCAGTTTGTCGCGATCTTTGTCTCTTTACTAAAGCGTTTATTGAGTAGCCTGAGTCTTAATCAACGCCCGAATATCACTAACAAAATACGGCTCAACAAAGGGAATTTCACGCGGGTGATTAACGACCGGTAATAGACACAAAGCACTGACCTCAGAATCACTCGGCAATCTCTTTAACACAAGCTCCCAAACAGTTGAAGGTATTTTTGTGTATAATGGTGACTCTATTCCACAAACTCTTAGCACCCCACACATGGCCTCCAGATCATCAAAACTATAAACGAATATTGTATACGACTTTTTTACAATAATCTTTTGTGGTGTAAGACGAATATTTTCTATGTCAAATCCGTAAATGCCAAAGATTTCTTCCATAGTTTCCCGCAATGCAGTTGCCTGCGGCTCCTCGCCCTCCTCCGCCTTTCCGCCTATTCCGCTAATAGAACCTTGATAACCCGCTAAAACGTGTGTTCCGTTCGTGAATAAACAGCCGGCATTCATTTAGAGTTACTTCGTAGATAATCTCTAGATGTCTACTGCATCAAAGGATGCGAAATGCTGCCCCTGGTGTCAACGTTGGTGTTTGAAGGATAACGCGTGTGATTATGTTTTTTCTTGTGGTCTCGACGAGAAAAACGTCTTCCATATCGGCAAGGGATGTGGTAGAACATGGTGTTGGACGTGTGAAAAGAAATACTGTTCTCAGTATCATGATCCGGCTACAGGGCAACGCCTGCCTACCGCAAAAGATAATCATGATCAATGTTGCAGGCAAGAATCTGGATTCAGCCAAGAAGATTACTGCCCTGGGGGTCATAGTGCTCATTGTGGGAAACGCTGGTAAAATCAGTTCGCAAAGGTCTAAATCCAAATCACGCAAATAAATCAATGGAATGTCCTCTTTGCCCAAACGAAAATCGAATTCATCCAGAGCCACCAGTATTTGAAGGAGAGGCACCAATGTCAACTCTTATGTGTGGTCACCAGGTTCATACACATTGTTTATTAAATGAACTGGCAAATAGTCATGTGCGTGCCGAGTGCGGAGAATGTAATGTAAGGATTATTCAAGATAGAGTTGTTACATTTTACGATAATTATGATCGGCCTAGAAATGGACAAACTATTGCTCAACTCTGGGCAAACTCCGAAGAGTTTCGCAATGACATTAAAGATCTGAAGAAAAAGCAACTCAAATATAGTAAGATCAAAAAGGAGTTTAACTCGGCGGCTAGCATAATAAAGACACGATTTCTAGAGAATATAAGAACTTCTCTAGAAGTTATACGTGATCAGAGACAGACTGCTATTACTGAATATAAGAGAATTCCATCTAAAAGGAATCATACTAACTTGGGAAATTCTTGTGTTCGTAAGTTGAATCAAATTCGCGGAACATATGGATATGGATATTGGGATCTTCGTCGGCAGCTTGCAGAAATACAAGGAGCACCTAAATTTACTGAGAATCATTATTACAGATGGAGATTAACGTCACGCTATTTTTTCCGAATCAAGATTTAAAGATCCAAAATCATACACCGCACGGACCCGCCAGATTTCTCGAAAACCGATGTATCATTCTGAACAACCTTGAGACCTGTTATGTCCTCAAGCTGTTTCTTGACATCATCCTTTAACACATGCGTTAAGAGTTCTCCACCTTGGACAACCGCATTCAAGCAAAAGCTATCCTTTGTGTCTATAATGTGAACGTTTGATGAGCCAAGAGCCGCCTTGAGTTTTCGAATTGAAGCAGAAGAAAATGCCCTCTTGTGAACAATACAAGCATCGCCAAACTCTAACATCGCCACATCCAAGTGATAGTAATCCGCCGATTCTAAGGGGAGGACCAGCAGCCGAGGTGCAGCAACGCCGTTCGCCTCATATATTGTTTTTAACACATCCCCTAGGACCTTGAACGATTTCTTGGTTGATCGATGGCCGTATCCACAGACTAAGAGTTTTCCATTATGAAACCACTTTGCCTCTGCCTGTCCCTCAAAGGGTTCTGATGAAGGAAATTCAACTGTTGTTATACCAAGATCATTGTAAATCGACTTCAGAAAAGGCAGCTCATCTTTTCGCTGCTGAAACTTCATCTGAGGCAGAATAACCAAGGGGATCCCCCACAGACGGAAACCACCATTTGCGACAAAGACGATATCTGGAAGAATTGCCGGTTTACCGATATCGTAGGCCACGCCATGATAAACATTCTTTAATAAGTCAGAATGTTGTTTTAATGCTTTCTGTCTCATTTTACCGGGTCCTGGGGACTCGTCTAACGTTGCCCCTGGAGGCTGAATATAACGATTCTGCCCTATCTGTATATCAAGAATCTCAAAGGTAGTTGGCTTGATTAGAAGACGCATTTTATTTAGACAGAGATATAAAGTCTACTGACGTCCAACAGGAGAATGAAGGCATCGACCATATGTTGCGGTATTGTTCTATATGCCACGTTTAGCTTGGGCACAGTATATTTATTTAAATTGATATTCTCGCTCCCAGAAGATTCTGTAATGCTTATGCCGTCGAATACCTAAAAAGTGAGTCCAATAAACCCCTTTTACACAATTCCCAAATGCCCAAGACTCTTACCTTCCAGGGAGTTCCATTTAGCGTCTCAGATACAAATGTATATATCTATGGCACAACAACACAGATCGGCACATATGACGTGCCCTCTTCCAAGTTCCAGCTGAACGATGGTTGGGAGGCATCACCTCTTATTACGGCATCACTTGCCGAGTATCGTAAGAAGCTACATGATGATACTACTTCTGCTCTAGCCAAGGCTGCCGAGTTGCAGAAGTAATAAACAGAAGTAATAAACAGAAGTC